TATAGTCCTACCACGACACATGTCTCCAGCAGCCCGCGGCGACCGCAGCACGTCAGAGGTCGACACGGGTATGAAGTGGATTGACGGCCGCACAATTTACCAGAAGACATTTTCAATGGGCGGCTTAAAAGTTGCTGGCAAAACAACGAAACCGCATGGCATTGAAAAACTAGATATGGTTATCAATATCCGTGGTATTGCGAAAGAAGACAGTATTGGCGCGACAATTAACCTGCCACACGCCGCTGACCAGCAAGCTTATACGGTGACAGTTTACGCCGATAATAGTAACATCAATATCCAAACATACGCAGATCAATCCGGTTATAAGACTTCATTTGTGACAATTCAGTATATTAAGAAGTCTTAGGCAACGCCAATTGCCACCCACGAAACCCCATGCCAGGCACCGCCAAATATTCCGGTAGTTGAAGCATTGAGTGTAGTACCAGTGTTTGTAACGGCGCCAGATTCAATATTCAAACCACTACCGATCACTTGATTAAATTCGCTGATATTAGTAGCCTTGCTGCCAGTTTTATAGCCAATCAATGTCGGCGACATTGAGAAGACTTGTTTGAATTGTTTTGGAAATACGACGGGGATTGGTTGTCTTTTTGTATTGTTACCCCAGAACTGCACCCAGCCAGCCTGCACTAAAATATTGCCAGTAACACTCTGACTGACGCCGTCAGCACTGAATACTAACAGAGACGGTGAGTTGATGTGTCGTGGTAGGACTATACCGTGTAACATTGTGAGTTTTCCACAGGTCTAATAGATGTGGTGAAAAATATTGAAAAATCTCTGACTTTTTTCATAAAAAGTGTTGACATACGGCAACACGTTTGCTATACTTAAGACATGGTTGAGGGGCAACCAAGCAACAATTAACAATTCGGCGGCAAAAGAAAGTAGGTATAAAAATGTTCAAATCAACCTTTCAGTTTTTCAGAATTAAAATCACTGTAAAATTGGAGATTGTAAATAAACAAAAAATCAAAACTAGAAAATAAAACCTAGAAAACACAAACACTAAAAAATAAACAGCCCCTCAACCATCGCCGCCAAGAAAGGATAATTAAAATGGCAACATTTACAGGGTGGTACTACACGGGCGACCAACCAACACAAGAATTCACTTTTGAGGCAGATAAGAGCTTGAAGGGTGATATAGAAGAACTTGAGACGGTTATGAGGAGAGAGATGCGTAAACGATTCAGCAGAAGTACAGCGGAGAACGCTACAATCGAGAACATCAGCATCGAATTGGATGAAGAGGCTATGCTAGAGAATATCATTGAGACGGTGAAGGAGCTAGACAGATATGAGGATTATGAAGCGGTAGTAGATAACGGTACTATATTCTTTTACAATGACGACGACGAGCTGGCAGAGGTGTTTAATGCTGGAGAGGCGCTCAGAAACGCAGTAGAGCAGATTGAATCGAGTGGTAACGATGAAGCTGAAATTCGCTACGACGGATTGAAATATTTTACCGTCAGTGCTATTTATTAAATATTAACAGAGCCCTGCCCGAGGCATCGTATCGGGCAGAAAGGTATAGTGTGAAAACTAAACATATACACATAAAAGTTTCAGAGAGCGATCACGAGATGATCGTCAAGCGTGCCGCCGAGTTGAATATGACAGTTAGCGAATACATACGACGGCTGGTCGTTACTGACGTTGCTGTTGCGGAATCTAATAAATAGTGATAAACTGCAAACGCATGGTTTGAACATCCATGTACCTATTCCGCCCTCTGAAAATGGGGGCGTTTTTGTTGACAAGATGAAGCAGATTTGCTACAATCGACGGTGAACGTACAGGATTCTCAGCCCGCCCAGATGCAAATCAGGGTGGGCTGTCTGTATCTGGCCTCAAAAAATTGTTATCAATTTTAGAGGCTATTTTTGTTTGTCAAGAGCAGAATGGCGTTTTGAGGGTAAAATGGGGAATATAACCATAGACGAGCGACGAATTCAGAAAATGCAGCAGAGATTGGGTAAGGCGACAAAGCTAATCACTGACGACAACTATTTGCCGATGTTCAGGAATCGCCAGATCAACTACGCAAAAGAGTTTGATTATTCGATTAAGCTGGCAAAGCGTAAACGAAACCCACGTAAATATTTTGCGTTTATCTGGTCGAGTGCGAATCTGGCGAAAACGGTAGATTGGCTACGCAAACTGATCACACAGGCGAAAGCTAAGGCAGCTGAGGAGCGCCACAAGCAGAAAATGCAAGAGCAGGTAGCCTTATCGATCAATATTGACGGATTAGATAAGTTAGCGCAGATGAAGCACAGCTACAACCTGATAACGTAGTAATCACTGCTGACATTTTGACGTCGCTCGCGTAGCGGCTTGTTTGCGTTTGCCTGTATGTAAATATTATGCAATAATCCTAGGTATATGCGAGTATTTGGGAGTTTTGCGTAATGAAAGCGGCCGTCTGGCCGTATTTTTTATTCAAATTAGCGCAAATCCGCCCGCCACCGCCCATTTTTGATAACAGAATTATCAGAAAATTAAATGTGAGGGTTCTATATACAATTGAGCTTTTAAGGTTCGTTATAAGCAATTCTATATAGAACTGGTTTTTTAAGTGGAGTTAAAATCATGACGAAAAATACAATTATGCCAATCGAGCAAGCTTTTGACGAATATCTGGAGTACTGCGAGTTTACGCGCCGGATGAGCCGCCAAACATTGAGCGCTAAACGCTGGGTGATGCGAGATTTCAGAGCTAGCGTGCCAGCTGGCAGTCTGAGCGAAATTACGACGCAGCAGGTGAACGACTGGATTACAGAGCAGGCGCGGCGAGGTCTGAATAGCCGGACTATCAATACGCGAATTTGCCATGTGGTGGCAATGTTCAGATATTTCAGAGATATGGGCGTGGAGATGCCTGAATTAAAGATTCGCCACATCGTTAAGCAGAAAGAGACCGAGCCGATTCGCCGCGTTTTCTACACGAGAGAGCAAATCGAGCAGGTGTTGAGTTATTGCAATCAGATACAGTGGCTACTGATTAAATTATCGTTCGACTGCGGCTTACGAATCACTGAGCTAAGGAACTTAAGGCTAATGAATATCAGCGACAGGATGATTGTATTTACTGGCAAGGGTGCCAAACGGCGGGAGGTACATATGAGTCGAGAAGCTCGTGAAAGATTGACACAGTGGATCGTTAGTCAGCGTATTGATGATTATTTGTGGCAGAAGTCGAGCGGCACACTGCTCAGCGTCGAGGAGCTGCGGCATTTAATGCGTCAGCCGTTCTATCTGGCTGGATTTCGCAATTTTCACCCGCACGCTTTGCGGCACTCGTTCGCTACAGACATTCAGCGAAACGGGGCGACGCTAATGGAATCGCAGGAGATGCTCGGCCATTCAAACGCGGTGATTACGCAGCGATATTTGCATGGACTGGATGGCCAGATGGCAGCGTGCTTTGAAAGATTGAAATTTAGCGCAACATCATAACAACAGAGGTAATGGTGCGGACTTTTCCACAGTTTTCGTATCATTTTTGCCCATTTTATAACGCAAGCGTATTGACAGAACGCTTGCGTTTTGCTATACTGAAGACAGTTCAGATGAGCGGCAACCGCTGCCATCACGGCCTTTAACATCACTGGAAAAAACAAGATTCATGGTTGAGCGGTTTACTCTATCATGTAATATTTTTCAGTGATATAATTATATCACGAAATAAGCTTACATGATATAAACAGCAACTAACTCTGTTAGTCAAATCTATCGACCATGAATCGACTTCGCGTCGATTCTTTTTTTATTTGACGTAAAAATGAGGCTAGAAATCCTGTACGTTCAGTATTTGTAGCTTCATCAAACGTCAGAGGTATGTTTTTGGCAAAAACGGAGAGTTGGCTAGGAATAATTAGCAACCACGTTCAATTTGTCAGGATGTACAGACGAAGATATTCAACCAGTACGAGAGTGACTGCGAGCACTCTTGTACGCAAACGAAAGGAGCTGAAAATGGCAGCGAAAAACAAACAGATCAAAAAAATCATTAGCTGGGTAGTTGGACTACCAGCCGCAATAATCGCAATAAGCGAGCCAACAGACTTGCGACTCTGGTGGGTGCAGTTCGCGGCAATCGCGGTGCTGGCGGTCGTATTGTTCGCTAACGGCGTGTTCGACGAAACTATCCAAGAATTAAAATCGCGAAAGGAGATTTGGCGATGAAGATACACGTAAACGTGATACCGTCACCAGTTCAGCTGGTGACGGTACATAAGCGCGAGCCTATCAACAGGGTGATTGACAGGCTGCGCAAGTTGGACGACCATGACTTCGACAAGTCGGTCAAAGCAGCGAAGTGGTTGCGGATTTTCGACAAAGGAATGAAGTGGATTGAGGGTAAGTTTTATGGACGAAAATAGTTTGTTTGAAAAATTAGAAAACCTAATAGATCCGACATTTCTCGACCGTGCTTTGGCAGGGGAGGCGTAAGTGGCAGACGCTTACTATAGCCGACCAGAGTGGTCATACTCATCAATGAAGCTGATTCTCGATCACGGTATCGATTACGCGGTCGCAGCTAAACGCGGAGACTTACCAGACCTAGACAGCAAAGCTATCGATTTAGGACAGCTGGTTCACATGCTGGTACTCGGCGGCGAGGATCAATTCGCCATCAGCCCGTTTGAAAACTTCTACTCGAAAGAATCCAAGGCGTGGCGTGACGAGCAGAAAGCCGCTGGCAAACACATTATCACTCTAGGTATGTTCAAGGCTGCTGATCAGATTTTGAAAAATATCGAGAATCACCCGTTAGCGAAGCAATACATTTTCGCCAAAGGTGCAACCTTTGAGCACGAAATGTACGCTCGCACCGCCGACGGCGTAGATATGAAAGGTAAGGCTGATGTGTTGATTCGCACTGATGAATCGGCCATGATAACCGACCTGAAAACTACCGCAAAGTTTGACAAGTTTTTCAAAACCGCGCAGTCAATGCACTACGATTTACAGTCAGCAGTTTACACACTGGTGACGGCGTCAAGCCTAGAACTAGATCCGGCGTTAGTCAAGTTTGCCTATTGTGTGGTTGAAACCGTTGCACCATACCGCGTGCAATTCATGATTGCCGGCATCGACTTTGTTGAAGCTGGCGAACGCAAGCTGCGTACGTGTGTTGACGAAATCATAAAGTTTGGCGACAGCGAGCCGAATTTTCTCATTGAAGAAGTGAGGGAACTGGGCGACTGGAGCCTGTAAAAGAAAGGAGAATATGAAAGTCTTTAATAGTTTAGATCCTGCCGAGAAGCCATCAATTTTAATGGTTGTGTACGGCGAGGGCGGCGTCGGTAAAACGACGTTTGCAGCTACCGCACCACAACCGATTATCGCTGACTGCGAGAACGGTAGTAAATACTTCGGGCTTCGCGGTATTGAGACTGACGTAGCAATCATCGAAAAGTGGGACGACATGCAGGAGTTTATGCAGATCGCACTCACCGACAACTACGATACGGTGATCATTGATCCAATCGGTGAGTTGATGGAAAAGCTCATCGCCTACATGCGGAATAGAGCCGACAGCAAATTGGTCCAGCGTGACGGCAACCCGACCATGGCAGGCTGGGGCTGGCTGAAATCAACCATGCGGACGTTTTTGAAAACCATGCGAGATAGCGGTAAGCATATTGTCATCGTGGCGCACGTTCAGGAGAAAGACGACGACGGCCGCGTCATTAAACGTCCAATGGTCGCCACAAGATTATCTGAGGAACTGGTCAATCTGGTGGATATCGTCGGCTACATGACGACGATCAATGATACCGAAACTGGCGACACTAAGCGCCTGATTATCGTTGACCCAGCCAGCGACAAGTACGTCGCCAAAGACCGTACTGGCCGACTGGGACGTTACATTGAACCAGACTTTACGAAGATCGTCGATGGCGTTCGGGGCGACGCTGAGTATGCGTGGATCACGGCAGCACCAGTATTGGCAAGCCGAGAGCAAATCGAAGCAGCCGCTAAGCCAACCATTCCAAGTTCACGTGTCGAAATGACAGACGCTCGCTTGGGCAAATCTGAAGCAGACAGGAAATAAAGGAGGACACATGTCGCAACTACAACAATATGTCGGCTCACAAGTCGCAACGATATCACCGTTCAAGGTGAAATCTCAAGAGCTTTTGGAGCAAGCCAAAGCCAAAGAAATCACTGACGACGCAACTGCTAAAGAAGCAGTTGCAATCCGTAAGCTGATCACCTCGCACCGTACTGAAGTTAAAAACGCACGGTTGGCGATCACTCGCAACTTTGACAGCGTCAAATCGCAATTTATCGACGCTGAAAAGGATGTTCTCGCACCAGCCGAAGAGGCGTTGGAGAACATCAGCCGAAAGATTCTGGCTTACCAAGAAGAGCAGGAGCGACTAGCAAAACAGGAAGCTGTACGCGTTGACGCTATCTGTGCCAAGTTTGCTACCAACGCTAAATCGCTACGCAGCCAGAAAGCCTGCGACGAGCGAGGTGCTGAATTGAAGCAGGCATTCGCTGAGTTGCCAGAAGCCGACCAAAATCACGCTGAAATCAAGCTGGCATTCACTAAAGCCATCAACGAACTGTTGACACGTAAAGACGAATTGACGACCGCTGAGCGCGACGAAGCCGAAGCAGCCAAGCTGGCAGCACAGCGTAAACGCGAACAGGAAATCGCTGAAGCCGAGGCAGCCAAAGCTGCTAAAGCACAACAGCCAGCCGTCAAATCTGGCATTAAAACCAAGACGGTGTTCACGGTCACCAACCCTGAATTAGTGCCACGCTACTTGTGCGAGCCGAGCGACAAACTAATCCGCGAAGCCATCGCTAATGGATTACGTGAAATCCCAGGCGTTGAAATCCGCGAGGAAAAGAGTTTCTAATATGGCAGCAATTAACACAGTAACCCTAATCGGCCGTGTTGTCCGCGATATTGAAGTCAACTCGACAAATAGCGGTAAGTCCGTAGCCTCATTCGCACTAGCAGTTGACGGTTACGGCAAAGATGCCGACGCAAGCTTTATCGATTGCGTGGCTTGGAATAAAGCAGCCGAACTGCTGGCAGAGTACGCACCGAAAGGCAAGCAAATTGGCATAACCGGCAGATTGCAAACGAGAATCTGGGAGAAAGATGATATCAAACGTAAAGCGACTGAAGTCATCATCGATCAGTTCCAGCTTTTGAGCGACGCTAAAGGTGGTAGCAATACCGCACCAGCCACAGAACGATATGCCGAGGAGGACACTAAATCAGCAAATACAACAACTAAACAAGCGGCGAAAGCTACCGAGGACGTTGACCTCGACACGCCGATTGATTTGAGCGAAATACCATTTTAATAAGTGAAAGGAGAGTTATGGCAGGAACGGAAGCGGGCGGCAGGAAAGCTGCCGCAACAATTCTCGCGAAAAATCCAAATTTCTACCGTGAAATCGGCAGAAAGGGTGGATCAGTAGGCGGCAAAACTGGTTTTGCACTTAATCCAGAGCTGGCACGTATTTGCGGTGCAAAGGGCGGCCGAATCAGCAAACGCCGACCTAAGCATGATGACGAGCTAGCTGAATTTGAAAAAACCGCACCGTACGGCAGATGTAGCATGTGCAATTTGGCACTCATTAAATCTGACGCTGAGCGAAAGAATTATCCAGACATGCACGAAAACTGTATGTATGAGAGGTTTGGAGACTGAAAATGGAAGTGGAATGGACTGTATACGAAATCAGTTTTGGCGGCAAGAAATTGAACCTGGAAGACATTAAGGAATCAACCTTGACGATAGAGTATCCAAATGACTAAAAAAGCACTTCGCAAGAAGCAGCGCCGCAAGCGTAATAAACTGGAGGCTACGTAATGTCCCTGATGAATTGCACATTCACGGTTCGCTGGAGCGACGAGAAAAACGAACCGCATGCGAAAACCTACGCTACCGAAGCTGATGCTAAGCGAGCTAAAAAATGGCTGCTGGAGCACGGCGTTCGGAGCGTAGACATCGCGGTCAAGATAAATAATAAGCCAGCTGGCAGTCTGAAAGATGACAAATCGTCTGAGACTGCGGCTGAGCAGAAAGGATTTTGGTGGGAGAAGTGATTGACGACAATCAATTCGACATATTCCAATGGGCAAACTGGGCTGATGCTAATAAGAAAGATCTGCTCATCGACCTGTTTATTTTCAATAAAAACTTTACACCATACGTGTTACCGCTGAAGACATCGGCCATAGAAGACCAAATGCGATCATTGTTTCTTTACGACATGATCAATTTTGTGGAGACTGGAGCAGCAGTTGGATTGTCTGTCAGGGACTACGCGACAAACGATCAAATGGAAAATGTTTTGCTATACAGCGAGCTTGAGAGCATTCAGCGTGCCGACACGCTCATCTATCTTCTTGGCGATGACAATATTGCTGAGTTCAATGAGAAAGAACACGAGATGAAGCGTATGCACGGTATTGTAGCGCGGTTTAGCGACCCAAAAGATCCAGACAAGACCTTTTACATCGCCAAACAGCTGCAGCGGTCGCAGATGTTGAGCGGAAGTCTCACGTGGCAAGTTAGCGGCAGTGACTTTGGCGAGCTTAATGCCGACGCAGCATTTAAGATACCAGCCAACAATCAGGTATTGATCGCTGGCGGGAAAGTGTTTGCGTTTAATCCAAAGAAGTTTGTCAATTTGTTCAAACAAGATCCATCAAGCGACGCTGCAACAAAGCAAGTCATTGATCTTTTGATGAAAAAGTTTGCACTGAACTTGCCTGAGGGGTTGTCATTCGCAGAGTTGGCTGACCGCAACAAATCACTGACTACTATGTTGATGAAGTTGGATGTTGAGCATTTGCCTTGTAAGGAAAGAGTTGTCGATTACGCCGAGGAAATGGATTTGGCGCTTATGTCAGACAATCACGACGGCATTATTATCATGGATAACCGTGACGCAATGATGTTCGTCAATATTCTGGCCGACAATTACGTCGATAGCAATCTGACTGATTTACGCTACCTCGTGACTGGCAAGAAGCGGATTGATAGCGATTCGCAGATGAATATGAATATATAAAAGCCATTGACTAATGACCTACCATATGTCGAAAAACTGGGCGAACATTAACATCAACCGCAGAACTGGACAGATGACCATTTTGCCCACCCGGGTCGTCTGTCTAATAGGCGACATCAATCCTTAAAGTAATTAACAGTAATGATATACACTCACTTGGTGTCGCCTTGCCCCGGTCCTGTGGTTGAACCTTAGAAAGGAAACCAATGAAACAAATCACAGTCATAGACTCTAGCAGCGATATCAAAAACAAACTCCCAAAAGAATATAGAAACATGAAAGTGAGGTTCTTTCAGTACAGTCTAGATGCGTTTTATTATAAAAGTGACGACATATCTATTCTCGCCGATTGCGAATACGAAGGGGGCGACAATTGTTATCCTCAAGAGTTGCTATACGAAGAGACCGTTGAAGAGTTATTCAACAGTAATGACTGGAGTATGTTTATTGTATTCGACAAACGTAAGGATGACAAAGATGAATAATCGCAAGAGAGAGCTTATTGAACACTTAGTAAGGTCAATTGACTATACAAAAGAAAGAATATTGTATTGGGAAAGGCTTAGAACGAGAGAAAGCTACGACATTCTTGTACGATTGAACGAAAGCGACAAAGAGAATGAACTAGTCAAAGTCGAATACAAAGACGATATCGTAAAGCGAATTATCGATGACTACAAGCGAAGCTTCAAAGAATATGACAAAGCACTGGACGAGCTGCTGGAGGAGAAATGAAACTATATAAACTACTGAAAGATTTACCAACAGTTAAAGCTGGGGCAATCTTCAAAGAGAAAATTAAAATCGATGGCACAAGGGTTTTGAGATCGTGTGAATCAGGCCATAAACATTCAATTCTTGTTAGAGAAATCGATAATTTTGACGAGTGGTTCGAATCAACAAGCAGTATTAGTTGGAATCTTAAATGGGGCGATAGATATTGGTACATTGACTATTGGGGTAATGTTAACTATCGCAATTACGCAGACGCTATCATTGACAGATTGAATATTGACAATGGTAATGTTTATCACACTAAAGAAGAAGCCGAACAAGCCCTTGAACGTAAACTAGCCGAGGTCAGATTACGTCGGACGTCAAACTTTGAGCCAGATTGGAATAATGACAATCAGAATAAGTGGACAGTTTATTACAACCATAATGATAAAGAGTTGTTGATTGAAGCGACTGCCTTTCTGCAATATCCTTCGGCTATTTACTTCGACACATATGACAGCATTAAAAAATCCATCGAAGAAAACAGAGAAGACTGGCTAAAATATCTCGGAATTAAGGAGTGGTAATAATGCCTAACATCGCAAACATAGAAAACCCAACCGAGGATCAAGAACAAGAAGCATTTGTACAGTGGTTGCGACTGAAAGGTTATCCACATTTTCGTGTGCCAAATGAAACATACACCCGAAGCTGGAGCCAGAAAGCGAAGAACAAAAAGCTTGGCGTGAGTTCTGGGGTACCAGACTTATTCGTGGTAGTCCCAGCAGACTATAGCGACGCAACGATGGAGTTCATACACTATGGAGACAATCCTGTTGTTAGTGGTGACGGTGTTTATGGTAAAAATCATCGTCTTGTTGCTATTGAAATGAAACGCAAGAAAGGAGGCGTAACGTCGGCAAATCAAGAACAGTGGATTAAAACGCTCAATGAGGCGGGCGTTCAGACTGTTGTATGTAAGGGTTGTAATGCAGCGATTGAGTTTATTGAGTCAATAACTTGAGGGGTTTATGACTGAAGTGGAACGCTTGACTGCTTGATAAAACAGTCAAAGCATTTTATAGCTAGGCGCTGGTGAGATTGAGTGGTTGGGAGGCCGCGATTGCCAGCGCCTAATCTGTATATTTCAGAGGTAGAGGAGGGATAACAAACATGGTCAAATGGCTAAAAATCGACAAACAAGACAAGACAAGGCGACGCCGTCAGGAGATCGGGCAGGTCGCCATTTATTATATTTCGAAACAAGCAATTATTATCGGCGACGAGCGAAAATGCAAGCCGTTGTTGCACTACATTCTTTTGCAGTCTTGGCAAGACCGAAACAAGAAACCGTATCAAAATATGCTGCGTAAGTTACAAAGCACTAAAGACCTGACTCTCATGCAGGCACAGCTCATCGCGAACAGTTACGGCGTGCACATCTCGGCCGTTTCCAAACAGTCAATACCAAAAGAGCTACGCGTCAATCTCTAGAATTATAATCATGAAAGATGACTTCAAATCATGTCCTAAATGCGGCCGAAAGTATAAGCGGCAAGACAATTACGATATCCATGTAGCTGGTTGTAAACGTACGTCACCATCAACTCATGGCGGTGCTAGAAAGGGTAGTGGTGGAGTTAAAGGCAAAAAGACCCAAAAGGTTCTCGACCGAATGAAAGAGAAACAGCGCATCTTGGATCGAATCACCAGAAACGCTGATAAGCTATACGAAGCACAGTTTCGGCTGGCTACTGGCGTACAGCTGCTGTTTGTTATCAAGACTGACCGCAAGGGCAATCGGCTACCGGCAGAGCAAGTCACCGACCCTGAAACTATTGCGGCATTTCTCGATGGCGAGCTGGATGGCGTGGATGACGAGTATTATTTCATCGCTACGCAGAAGCCAGATAACAAAGCCATTAAGGACATGCTAGACCGAGCATTTGGCAAGCCGGTTGATCACGTTGACTTGTCTGTCGATGTTCGCGAGAAGCAGCCGCCAAAGATTGTCTCGACCATCAAGCCGCGCAAAACGAAAGGCGAATAGCTCATGTCGCTAGAATTAAAACCGAAGCAGCAAAGCGTTGTCGATATTATTAACGACTGTCCCGAAGTCGATACTATTTATTTGATTGGTGCGGTAGGTACTGGCAAGACAGACATTGCGGCGAGCGTCGGCATCGATATTTGTGACACGTTTGACAAGACCTACTGGACGGTTTTTCGTAAAAATATCAGCACGGCGAAGCGGTCGGTGATTCCGTCGTATCTGACTATGCTCGACCGCAAGAACTTCAAAGAGGGTGAGGATTACACATATAACGGCCAAGATTATGAAATCAAGTTCCCTAATGGCTCAAAGATTGGCTTTGTGGAGGCGGACGAGACGAAAGACAGGAGTGGACAGAAGATCAAAGGTATTAACGCCAGTGCTAGTCATATTGACGAGGCTGACGAATTGTCGCTAACGATGTTTACCACGGCTAAATCACGTAAGGGCCGCCGCAACACTAACGGACAGCCAAGCATCGCTATTATCACCCTAAACCCAAATGATGTTGAGCACATTAAAGAGGTATATATGCGTTGGAAGTACGGCGGGAATGGCAAGTATGAGCCACTGCCGCCTAACATTCGTGTGGTTGAGTTTGATTTGTCAGACTCGTGGCAAATGCAATCAGACATTGACGCGATGATGACCAATCCTACATGGTGGGTTGAACGGTATCTCAAAAACAATTGGGAATACCAAGACGAGAGCAAGACGATATTCCGATCAAGCATATTTGCCAAGGCTGTCGTCAAAAGCTATAAGCCAGGACGCAAAACGACCGGCTACGACGTGGCACGTGATGGTGTTGACCGCAGTGTTGCGGCAGATTGGGAGAACCTGACACTGATTGATGGCAGCATCACGAAAGATTCAAGCGAGCAGATGGAAACAGGCAAGCAGGCAGAGTGGCTGATTGAGCATTCAGATAACTTCGCTATTGGTTACGAGAATATTGCAGTCGACGGTGTGGGTGTCGGTGTTGGTGTTATTGATGGCGGTAAAGACCGCGGTGCTGAGTTTGCTGTATTTAAGTCCGGCTTTGCACCTGACCCATTCCTGACATTTGGCGACGAGCCAAAGAGCCGAGAGGACGCTGAGCGCTCACAGGAGCTGATGGCGTTTAATAATTTACGATCACAGGTGGCGTACATGCTGGCGATGGGGCTGGACAGCGGCAAGGTCAAAATCCTCGATAGTTTTCCATTCCTTAATGAGTTTATTAAGGAGGCACAGATGCACCACCACGAGTACAAAGACAAGGTGTTTGTATTGGAATCCAAGGAATCAATTAAGAAGCGACTCGGCAAATCGCCTGACATATTCGATTCGGTATTGATGGGTTTTTGGCTACAGCTGAAGCACGAGGTAGTGATGGAGTGGGGCGGAATTATGTAATCCGTATATTTACAGTTAGAGGACTATATGAAATTGAAAGACTTTTTGCGCAAATTAAAGTTTCAAAAGCCAGACAGGGACACTGTCATTGAGGCGTGGATAGGACTGCTGATGTTTGTCGGCGTGCCATTTTGCATTTGGCTATATTATGGCGGCAAGGTCGCCACAGTGGTGTTTGTCGGCGTACAGCTGATATTTTGGTCGGTTTATTTATACAGGAGCAATAAGTAGATGGGAATTATTAAAACAGCCATGGGGTTAAGGAGTGAGCGACATGTGAGTGGCGTTGACCCCGCTTTTCAGAGATTATCAATGTTTGATCACTACCGTGCCAGCAGTTACGCGACGGCTTATCCTAATATTCGAACGGTTGCCAATAAATACATGACAGTGCGACCGTTTGCTATTGACGGCAATGGCAAGCAGGTGCCACACGAAGTCATTAACGCGTTGTATCACCCTAACAAATCTGACAGCTCTGTAGCGTTTGCCGAGAAGATAGCCGTATCGACGCTATCGCTACGCAAGACATATATTTTGGTATGGAGCAACTATGGCGGAGTAGCAAAGCCTGGCGGTGATTTTATGGGGCAGGGCGGCAAGAATATTGCTGGTTTCACGTTCTTGGAGTTTCCGCGAGTTGAACGAGTTGGCGACAAGACAACATACACAGTCGGTACACAGACGTTTACTGAAGATGAAGTGCTGGTATTGCCTGGTGGTGTCGATCCAAACGACCTGTACGCTGGGTATTCGCCGTCTGAAGCGTCACGTCGCTGGGCGACACTCGATGATTACATCGCCGATTTCCAGGCTGGCTTTTTCGAGAACGGAGCGGTACCGGCTGGTCAGTTCATTATTACCGCACCAACGCGGCAATCATTTCAAGAGAGCGTGGCGATGTTGCAAGACGCTCATCGCGGAGCAGGGAGCAACAACAACGTTACATACACACACCGACCGGTTGACTCTAAGACCGGCAAGCCATCGACTACCGCGGCTGTTGAGTGGGTGCCGTTCTCGCAACCAAACAAAGATATTGACTTCGAGAACTTATTCAAGCAGGTTGACAGGCGAATTGATACGTCATTTGGCGTATCGGCAATCATGAAAGGCATTGACGATACAGCTACGTACGCTAATGCACAGGTGTCAAAGCAGGTGTTTGCTGAGAATGTAGTTGATCCATTACTGCTACGCAACTATACGCAGTTGACACACGAGTTAAACCGAATCACTGGTGGTATGGGCATAGCTATTACTTACGAGTTCACTATTCCACAGGTGGTCGATGAAGTCAAAGTACAGGCTGAGGCTGATGATATTCGTATCAATTCCATCTTGAAGTTGGAGGCGGCAGGCTACAGTACCGAGAGCATCATTGATGCGCTAAAGCTACCTAATAATTTCAAGCTATTGCGTAAGGGTGACTACCAGCCTCCAGAAATTGAAAATGATAAGCCAGACGTTGACGAGGGTGACGAAGTAGCAGACGCGCCAGATCGCCGCAAGGTTAGCGACACGGGGGTTTGGGGAGAAGCGAACGGCACTAGCCCAAAAGCATCAGCCGACAAGCAGCCGCAGACACTCGATGACTTTGAGCAGCTGATTTATGATGCAACGACGGAGTTCATGCAGAAACAAGTCGACCGAGCTATCGCTGAATCACGTCAGGTGGCTGAAAATAGTACCGAGGAAGACGACGAGCAAAACGAATTTGCCGAGGCACTACTACTGATCATCGTGGCGTTGATGATAGTTCAAGGTGCGATTTATTTTGAGGACGGCAAACAGTTGTTGATAGACAACGGCGTGTCTACTACTGAGTTAACTGGCTTTGTAGTAGCGGCATCAACACAGGAAGCATACCGAGCCTACCTGCTAAATGTGGCTCGCTCATACGCTGACGATACGGCCGCCTCAATTCGCCGAGTGCTTGACCATGCGGCATCGCACGGCTGGGCACAATCTGAGCTGGAGGAGAAGCTGCGTGGCATTATGAAGACTGATGAGTGGCGAGTGCAGCGAATGGCTCGCACTGAGATATCACGAGCTGACGCACTGTCAAGTGTTGAAGCCATGAAGCAGGTGCAAAACCAAACAGGAACGCTGATCGAGAAAGCAATGGAGAGCGAGATCGGCAAGCCGTGTGAGTTTTGTGCAACGCTAATCGATAAGTGGGTGGCGGTTGATGAGCCAATCCTAAGCCTGAATGAGGCAATCATTGGCAGGGACGGCGGCATATTTATTAATAATTTCGCGCAGAACGACGGCTACGATGTCCACCCGAACGGTCATTGCCACCCGAAGTATCGCGTTGTCAAGGCGTATTTGAATGCTGAGCGGCGAATCATTGACGATGAGATGGCTGATCTGGATTTGCGATGCGAGGAGTGCGGCCGCTACCTGAACATTAAGGGTGTAACGCAGATGATCGCACAGGTGCGTTGTAGTAATGCGAAGTGTAAGCATGTCAATAACATCAAGATCGTAAACGCCGCCTCTACAGATGAGCAGGTGCGTTATGAGTTCGATAAATCGTAATCTGTAGTCTTAGAAATAAGACGAGAGCAAGACGCTCAAATTGGACGGGCAAGCAGGAGTCGAAGCATTAACTTTAACAAGGAAAGAAGCATGAAGTTCTGGAAGTGGAGCAATTCCGTTTCATCGAATAATCAAGAGCTTATACTTGACGGGCCTATCGCGAGCGATACCTGGTGGGGCGACGAAGTCACACCCGACCTATTCCGCGAAGAACTCAAGCAGCATGCGGGCGATTTGACAGTTGTCATCAACAGTCCCGGTGGCGATGTGTTTGCGGGCTTGGCAATCTATAACGCGCTTGTGAATCACAACGGAAATGTCACTGTCAGGGTTGATGGTTTAGCGGCGTCGATTGCATCAGTAATTGCGATGGCAGGCGACAAGATTATCATGTCGCCAGGCTCAATGATCATGATTCACCGCCCGTCCGTTTACGCGGCTGGCACGGTGGACGACATGGAAAAAGCCAAAGACGTTCTGATGAAAATCGAGGAGGGTATCACGCCTATCTACGCCAAGCGAACAGGGCTGAGCGATGAAAAGATCACTGAGCTGCTGGAAGCGGAAACGTGGATGCTTGCTGATAAGGCTGTCGAGCTTGGTTTTGCCGATGAGGTGTCCGAGGCACCAGAGAAGCAAAAGCAAGATGAGAGTGTACAGAATGTGATGGATATGAACTTTGCATTCAGTATGTCGGCAGTCAAGCAGGCAGACGCCAAGCCAATGCAGAGCCTGGTTGAACAGATCAAGGCGAAAGCAGAGGCGGAGGCAGTCAAGGCGGCAGAGCCAGCCGAGGAAACGACGACTGAACCTGAAACGAAGACTGACGAACCAGCGGCACCGGAAGCCGCGCCAGAGGCTGAGCCTACTGACGAAGCTGAGCAATCAGAGCCGGAAGAATTAACTGATAACAATCCTGAGGAGGATACGGAAATGGATCCGAAAGATATTGCAAAGATGCAAATTAAAGAACCAGCTGATCCAGCAGCTGTCGACAAAGGTACTGTCGTAAATTACCTGGACACGCCAAAGGCGTTAGAAGACTTTGCTGACGTGCTGGTAGCACAAGCAGGTGCTGGTGCGGCAGCCGTTCGCGAAGCGTGGATGGACAAGCTTGAGGCTAACGGTGTACAGATGGCTGTCACTGGTGCTGATAAGTTATTCCCAGCACCAGTTGTTGAGGCAGTTGAGAGTGCGTTTAAGGCTGGCGGCCCAATTTGGAACCTAGTCGATAAAACTGGACTTGATGCCTACAACACAGCTTGGGACACCAATACTGACGGTGCATTGGGACACCAGGCTGGTAAAGACAAGAAAGAGGCTACGATTGCTATCGAAAACCGTGTGCTTGAAGGTCAGTACATCTACAAGTACCTGACCCTGGATAAAGAAACTATCCGCAAAAATAAGAGCACTGGCTCGCTATTGCGCTACGTATTACAAGAGTTGCCAAAGCGAATCATCGCAAGTATCGAGCGTGCGATTGTTATCGGCGACGGCTTAGCGGACAGCAGTGACGACAAGATCAAGTCGTTTGTATCTGTCAAAGCTGACGCCAAGGCTGGCAACGTGTTTGCTAAAACCTATACGCCAAAAACAGGAGAAAGTCGCCGTACTGCTATCTTGAATGCACGCGACCTAATCGAGGCTGAGGGCGACGTTTACATCATCGCAAAGCGTGGCTATCTCACCGCCCTGAAAGATGAGCGAGGTACTGACAAGCATATGCTGTACACCCCAGGCGTTAACATCTTGGAAGACTTGGAACTTGCTGGCAAGTTTACGCCACAGTGGTTCAACGACACTAACGACGCCGAGAACGATGCATACTTGGTCGTATTCAATAAGTACAAGGTGGTTGGCGATCAGTCAATTGAAAGCTACACCAACTTTGCGTTGAAGCAGAATAAGCACGAATACTTGCAGGAGATCTTCGCAGGTGGCGGCTTGAGCGGCATCGCAGCAGCAGTGGCTATTAAACACGTAGCCTAACAGAGAGGGGCGTAAGAGATGGCAACATTGGCAACTAAAGAAGATATCGAGGGCGTACTTTTACGCCCCCTTTCTGATACCGAAAATACCTACTTTGAACGGCTATTACAGCAGGTGACAGAGACACTGGAAACGTTGCTGGATGTCAAGATGCAAGGCGAGGCAAATACGCCGCGTCTATATGAGACAACTTGCGGCTCACGTTTCCTAATTGTCGATCCGTTCACCAGTTTACTGCCAGAGGTAACCACTGAGAGCGGTAAGCCACTGGTGGTCAAGTGTGTAAGTCAATCTGACGAACTGAACGCCAGCTGGTTCAACATCATCGAGATGGCTGAGCCATTGGAGGCGGGGCGACATGTTGTCAAGGCGGCCTGGGGATATGGCGAGCCGTTGCCATACGGCTTGAAAATCCTCATTGCGAGGCTATTTGACACGCTGTCAATAGCTAATCAAGGTAGTTTTTACAACAATATAAAATCTGAAACAGTGCTGAGCCATTCGGTGACGTACGACAATACCAAGCAAGTTATTGATCAGTTCGCTGAGGCGAATGTCGACCTGCTGGCGAAGTTCGTGCGTCCAGTCAGTTCATGTGTAGTATCTGGTGATACATTTGGTACGCCACTGAGCCAACGTGGAGTTCATCGCTATGATATTCCGCGATAACATCACCTTGGTCGCACCCGTAGACGGTGTATACCGCCAGACGGGAGGCGAGCGGCACAGCGTGAAGTGTGTCATCGAGCAGACGAGCGGCTTGACTCGTGGCGGTAGCTACGACGCTATGACAGGCGATGCCAGAGCATACCTGGACGGCCGAGATAGCTGGCTGTCGTCAACTGGCTACTCAATCGAGGGATATTTCGCCGAGGTGACGTTGTTTGGCGTTAAGCGGGTGTACCGCGTCGCTAACGTAGCAGTCGGCAGGGCAGTCATCACCAGCGGCACAGTGCAGCACGTTGAGATTGAGCTGGAAAGGCTCGACAGAGAGGTGTAATCATGCCAGTGGTCGATAATACGGTAGCTGTCAAACGGTTCTTCCAGAGCCAGGCAGCGACAGGATTGAACGCAATGGCGAATCACACTCTGACAGTAGCCAACCTCACCGCACCGTTCAGGCGTAGAGGGTCGCTAAAGTCCCGCAATGTCGAGGTACGGCGAATTGGCAGAGATGCTATCAGGTTGACATGGAAGCCAGTCTACTCGCAGTACCAGAACCGCGGCAGGCGTGCGAATGGCACTCATGTGGTGCGTAAGTACACCACAGCCGGCACTGGCAAAGGTTTCGTTGATGAAGGTGTGAGAAGCACTATGAAAGATTACAAGAGGTTTTTTAGATGAATGTAGCATTGGAGATCGCAAAGGTAGTGGCTACTGCCGTTAGTGGAGAGCTTGGCAAAAATGTGTTTGTCGGGCGATTGCCGGCAAGCAAGGGCCAAGACGGCATGGCAGCGGTTGCGGCTAGCGGCGGTGAATATAGCGGCGGCAGTTTGGGTAATACCAAGTTAACTACGGAGCTAACGATCACCGTAGTGAAAGCTGATGCGGCCGAGCTGTACGAGCTTGACAGCAAGCTGCGTACGGCACTAATGCAATTGCCATACACTGACGCGAGATTCATTCGTGTGAGTGTATTTCCGATGCAAGACAGTGCCTACGAAGCCTCTGAATTACGGATGGGGGTGTGGAGTGCCCAATCTGTAACATTAGTTTTGAAAGATTAAGCAAAGGAGCAATTAAAATGGCAGCAATCGATTACGCAGGCTTGAACCACGATCTGTATTTCGGGGACAAGGCTGGTAAAAACTTCAAGCAAGTCCTGGGTGTGAACGACCTAGACTTTGACAATGACAAGGACGAGGTGACGCGTGACTTTATCGATGGCACGAACCTCAAACTTATCAAATCGTTCAAATCGACCATCAAATTCAAGGTTACTGACATTGGGCAGGACAACCTCAAAAACATCGTGCCTGGCTATGTCTATAACAGTGGCGAGACGATTGACGGCACTACTGGTATTACTGTCGGTACAAAAGGTGCTGTACAGGTTGGCTTGCAAAAAGGTAGCTCAACACAGGTGCCTGGTGTGTTCAAGCTGGTGCCGAAATTAGCAGCTCAAGCAGGTCATACGTTGTTCATGCTTGACGCTACGGCAACTCTGAGTGACATCAGCCAAGAAGACGGTTTGACTGAGTTTGAAATCAGCGTAACCGGCAAGTTGATTAAGGGCGACCTGACATTTGCGTAACAGGGGTGACACGGTGCTAAAAACACCGTGTCAATACCTAAATTGATAAAAAATAATGTAGTTATTACAACTACGGAATGGAGAATGAGATGGCGTTTGTTCTAAAAAAGAAGCAGCCTGAGAAGCGTGTATTGCTGGACATTGAAATGCCAGCAGACGGTGACGAACCAGCAAAGCACTACAAATATCTAATTCCGCGGGTAAAGCAGTACAAAGCCCTTGAAGCAAATACTGCACGATTAAGTATTGGCGGCGAAGACGGCAAGGCCGTTACTGGTAGTGCGATTGTTATGGATGTTGTAGCTCGAGCGACAGTAGTTGAGGGCGGGCTATCTTTAAGAGACTTGCTTGATGCACTTGATAATGACAACGTCGATGCCCTACTGCTTGAAATTGTGCGATTGGCAACTACAGGGCTAACTAAGCTAGCTGCTGAGGGTGTTGAGGTGCGAGAAGTCGAGGCGTAGCCATGAACGAGAACAGTCAGCCTGGATACGATATCGAAAAGTACGAACAGTATTTGAAGATTCAGGCTGATAAAGTTCTCACAAGCTTTGAAGAGAGAGTGCATATAATCTTGCTCAACTATCCGCAATACACGCACGAGCAGGTTTTAGAAATGGACGAGGCTGACGCGGTGGAGTTAGCAAAAGCAGCAATACGTCGCGAATGCGAGCGAACGCTGAGCCTCCTGTCTGTGATAGCAGCAGCACAAAATAAGGACGCTTACAAAAAGATGTATAGCTCTTTGACAAAAACTATAAGGGGTTTGAGGTGATCTTATCCATCACGACGAGAAGTATTAACATATCCGCGCTTGGCGTTGTATGTGTCGACGATCTCACCAGCTTTGGCAATTGTTTTAACGGACCCAAGGTAAGCGTATCCACAAGTAAACGTGTACATCAATCCTCGAGTAATTCTTCCCATGTAGAACCATGGCAGCCCATTAAAAAAGGGAATCAAACCAATCAGAGCAAGCTTTTTGAATGTTTCAACATCTTTCATTATAAGATCCTTTCTTTAGTAAAGAAATTATACCACGGAAACGAAATATGAACCAAGGAACAATAGTAGTTACCTACAAAGTTGACAGGTCAAAATTTGACAAGTCTGTTTCTGATGTTCAGAAAAAAATGAAGAATGTCGCCAAGGATAATGACGAGCTCACCAAGAAGATGGCTGATTCTTGGAGCAAGATTGGAACTGGATTCAAGCAGTTGGGGACTGGCATAAAAAATGCGGCAGTTGAAAGTGCTGCCGTCATCTCAAAAGAGCTTATTCAGCCAATCACTAACAAGTTAGCACCGTTGGCAAGTAGAATTACTGCAGGATTTGCAAATATTGGCAATCGCATCGCCACGTTCTTTTCACCAATGACTAACGCTGCCAACAAAGCTGCTAGTGCAATATCTGCGGCTTTCGTTAGAGCACGCAATGCTGTTGCGAATACGTTTAGCAATATCGGCGCGTTCATATCATCGAAATTATCTGTCGCCGCTAATGTGGTAACTAGTTTTGCAGCTAAAGTCGGTCAAGGCATGGCGCTGGTGGCGCAAAAACTCGCCGCACCATTTATCTGGTTAGGTAAGGGTATAGGCACAATCCTAGCCCCTGTCGCGCAAAAAATGATCGCAGTATTCGGTGGAATCGGCGGCGCGATTGGGCGTAACTTGGCACCAGGACTATCGACGATTGGCAGCGGTATTTCTGATATGTTTAGTGCACTTGGCGGAAAAATTAGCAATGCTGTTGGTGGCATGGTTAGCCAGGTAATGCCGCACATCAACTCTCTGGCTAGCGGCTTAAAGGAGAAATTAGGCGGTGCATTGAGTCATGTCGGTGGCGTGGCTAAAGGACTAGGCAAGGCATTTGCTGTTGGAACAGCAGTCGCAGCAGTAGCAATTGGTGGGCTAGCCAAAAAATCTGTCGAGGGATTTGCAGAATGGGAGCAGTTGGTCGGCGGTGTTGATACATTGTTTAAGAAGTCGAGTGACACAGTTCAGGCGTATGCGGCGAATGCTTATAAAACAGCAGGATTATCAGCAAACCAATATATGGAGACTGTTACAAGCTTTTCAGCGTCATTATTGCAAGGTCTGAAAGGCGACACTGAAAAATCAGCTCAATATGCTCACATGGCCGTTACGGATATGGCCGATAACGCTAATAAAATGGGTACTGATATTGCAAGGATTCAGGATGCCTATCAAGGCTTTGCGAAAGACAACTACACCATGCTCGACAACCTGAAGCTTGGCTATGGTGGTACTGCTGGCGAGATGGCACGCCTCATCAACGACACTGGCGTAATGGGCAAAGGATTTAAGGCGACGGCAGAAAACGTCAAAGATATTCCATTTGACAAGCTCATTGAAGGAATTCACAAGGTTCAAGAAAACATGGGTATTACTGGTACGACCGCTAAAGAAGCTAGCGAGACTATTAGTGGTAGCTTTTACTCAATGAAATCGGCGTGGTCGAACCTTGTTTCTGGGTTTGGTAATGAAGACTTGGATTTGAGCCAGTTGATAAATAACTTCACAGGCTCGTTTGAGACATTTCTAAAAAATCTAACACCAGCGTTATCTAAAGCAATAGGCGGTATTGCACAGGCTTTGCCGCAAATTATAACACAATTGCTGCCGTTGATTCCCCCAATTATGGGACAGTTATTGCCGGCTATTATACAGGGGATTATCATATTGTTGCAAGGATTAGTACAATCAGCACCACAGTGGATTGGTCAAATCGTAGCTATGGTGCCGGTGCTAGTTCAAGGCTTTATGCAATTATTTATGGCGCTTTTGCAAGCTGCGCCACAGATTATCGCAGTCATAACGCCAATGATTCCACAAATCGTCGATAGCCTGGTCACAACACTGACGGAGCCGACTATGCTGCAGGCGCTGATCATGGGTGCGATTCAGCTATTCTTAGCCATAATTGAAGCATTGCCTACAGTTATTAACGCGCTAGCCGACGCACTGCCACGTGTCGTTGACGCAATTGTTACGACACTGACGCAACCAGCAATGTTGCAGAAATTAGGCGAGTCTGCCGTCAAGCTACTGTTCGCGCTGATCCATGGTATTGGCAGTATGCTTGGTCACATCGGCAGTGCTGCATGGAAAGTCATCAATAAGATTGGAGAGGTGCTATCGCCGTCAAGTTTGTGGAATATTGGAGTTAATTTCATTAAAGGTTTATGGAACGGAATCAACAACGTCACTGGCTGGATCCTAGGTAAAATAAAAGGGTTCGGCAAGTCTGTGCTTGATGGCATTAAGAGTTTCTTTGGTATCCATTCACCGTCGACTGTCATGGCAAAGATGGGTGGATTTTTAGGACAAGGATTTGCTAACGGTATCACTGACAGTATTGGAGGTGTGTTATCAGCGGTCGATACGATGAATGGTGCGATTTCTGACAAAATGACAACTTCGCTGTCACCTGACTTTAGTGTATCTGGTAGTAGCAGTGTCTCTTTACAGGCCGACGATATCTGGGGCGGCAAAAACAATGGCGGCTCTAATGATGGGTATCCGCAAATCAACCAAACCGTCAACCTGACAAACGGCATCGATGTCGATCAATATAACCGCAGCCTGGTGCAGCAAATGAGGAGGGGCTAGATATGAGAACATATGACGTACAGATCACTAATATGCGCACTAATGAAAGCGTATTTCTGGCAGGCAGCAAACAAGGGCTATCTCACTTAACGCCGCCATTGAAAGGCTTTGGTGACCCTGACGTTCGCAATAGCCAGTATGTGTTTTCTGGTGCCGATGGCGGTAGTGTGGATGAGCAGTTCTATGGCGTGCGGCAAATACCGCTGAGTTTTTTCGTGGCAGTGGAGCACGACGGAAGACTTACCGAGATGCACGCCGAGATGGCAAAAATTGCCAGAACCATCAAAATCCGCGACAAGCTGCGAGTGCAGCTGTTCACACCAACTGGACGCGTCTATCAGACTATTACCAAACTGACACAGCCTCTTGATCCAAAAATTGAGTGGCCGCTCATTGCCGACTATGACATCGAGCTAGTAGCGGGCGATCCGCGAATGTATGACTATACCGACGGCGCAGCACAGCGAATCACGCTAGAGCGTCCACGTGACGGTGGTTTATTGTGGAGTCCTACAGGGCTACTTTGGGAGCGCGACGGCTTGCACTGGATATCTGGCGGGGGACTGAATCACGCCACAAATGATGGCAACACGTATGTTTGGCCGACAATAACAATTGCTGGCAAGGTCACCAACCCGACTGTGTCCAACCAGACAACTGGCGAGATTTTGGCACTGAATATCAGCACAACAGACAGCGATACAATCGTATTTGACACATACAACCGAGAGGTGACTCTGAATGGTGTGGGTATCGATAATAACCTCACCAGCAGTCAATACTGGCGTTTGGTACCAGGGCTGAACGAACTGATTTTCAACACATCAAACAGCACTGATACTGGCACAGCTATCGTTGAGTGGTATAACGGCTACACGGGAGTTGCGTAATGGATGAATATGTACCACCGCGCTACACTATCGAGCTATGGCATCGCGGAAAGACCAAGGTGGCAGATATTACGAGGCTTTGCCAAGATATCGACTGGAGCATGACTCGCAACGGCGTTGAGTCGCTAGATTTTAACATGTCAATGCCAGACTGGGAAGAGAAGTGTCGGCGGATCGGCGAGAATCCAAACACCATCTTAAAGCCATGGGTGAGCGACATCAGAGTCAAGCGCAACGGCGAGTATTTGTTCGGTGCAGTGGTGGTAGAAGCGAATCGCAACCTGAACACGGACAACGCACGAGTACTAGTGCAGTGCGACGGCTATTTGAATCTGATTGATGCACGATACTTGAACGGTCGCTGGAAAGGAATTGAGGCTACTGACGTTGCCTGGGGTATCATCCAGGAGGTGCAGAATAGACCTAATGGAGATGTTGGCATTACCAGGGGCAGTAGGCAGTACCGCACCGGTGTACGACGTGACAGAATGGACGACTGGGAAGATATCAATGCTAAAGATGCCCTCGTGTCGCTAACCAATTTGCAAGATGGCAAATTCGATTTTCGATTCACTTACGATCGCAAGTTTGAGACGTTCCAAACACTCGGCAACGAACGGCCAGACGTGACAGTGCATTATCCTGATGACGGGTTAGGAATCGGTGCTATTCGTATGGAGTTGCCGCAGTCTGGTGCGAATTTGTACAACAATGTTATCGGCAAGGCCTCTGGTATGGGCGAAGAGACTATTCGTTATAGTGCTGAGGACGTTTTGAGCCAGCAGGAGTTCATCTTACGAGAGAAGGTGCAGTTGTACAACAGCATTAAGAATCTGAGTACTCTGGCAGGGCATTGCGAGGCTGATGTGGCGGTGATGAGCCGACTGGTCGACTTGCCGCGCGTCACAGTGCGTGGTACACAGTTTGATTTGAATAATATCGGTGTTGGCGATCGTATCGTTGTCGAGCAAAACAAGTACTCATCCTGTCCGCTGAGTGGCTACTATCGTATCGAGCAGCTGTCTGTGAAAGTCGACGAGAATATGAGTGAAGAGATAACCTTAACGCTGGATAATTACGACCTATGAGCGAGCGATTAAATCTGGTGGAGGAGCGACGTGCTATTGGCAGATTGCGGGCACTTCTGCGTGCCACTGAGCAGATGAAAGCGGCGCAGAGAACCAGCAATAAGTCTGGCATTATTTACTATGAGACGAAAAGCGCCCAAGAATACGACGCGATGATACCCGTCACACATGACCCCGCTTTTCTTGGTGGTAGAATAATCAAGATTGAGACGACATTTACCGCACGTAAACAACAGTGGCCGTACGTGCTGTTTTTGCCGCAGTTTTATGTCGGCGACAACCCTGACACGCTGGCGGGTGCGCAGCCAGTCACCGGCAGTATTATCGATCAGAGCACACCAGACATCAATAAGTTAGAGATGCCATATCAACTGGCGTTTAGCGCTAGCGCCACTATCGACAATCCGCCGCAAGGTCAGACGAAGTATGTGTATGCCAAGTGCGTTTTTCTGGGGACCGACAAGGGATCGTTCAGTATGAAAGCGAGCTTGTTATGAATCGGCTGAGTATGCTACCAGAAAACCAGCTGACAGACATTTTAATGTCGCTCGACCGCAATATCCGCGACCTAAAAACTAGCCAGGTGATGGCATCAAACGGGCTGGTGTTTTATGAGAGTGCCAGCAACGACGAGTGGGATTTTAATCAGGTGGCTAATGTGGTTGGCGGGCAGCAGCAAGCCTCTGGCGTGCCATTTATCATTACGGCGACGGCAAGAAAGGATAAGACGTTCTTGTTGGCTGATTTGATTATTGACAAGATGTTGATAAACAGTGCAGCGCCGACTCGTATTGACATAATACCAATATCGAGCGACGCGCGGCATATTCGCAGATGGTTTGCATACGCGTACGTGCGAAAGGGACTGAGCAGTGTGCTGACGCAAATGAAGTGTGCTGTGGTGGCAAATACTAGTGTCGATTTGACAATCGAAAGTAGGATGTTATGAGGATTCAAGAGATAGACGGCGAGACGATGGCGCGAATCATTACGCGGTGCGAGCGTGAAATTACCGAGATGAAAGCAGCACAACGCGTTGGTGCTGACGGCGTGCAGGTATTTCGTGTCAAGTTAGAAACGGCAATCGACAAGAGTGACGCAACGTTTCTGAGGCGGTTCAAAATCGTATTTACGCCGAAAGCCAGCACGTATCAGTCGGGTATGGTTTTTAAGCTGATGATCGGCAGGCGCAACAGTCATGGGTCGGGACTAGAGGATGTTACTCGCTACTTCCAGCGCCGGCGAAGTAATGGTGGTGTACAGACGTGGCTAAATATAACAGATTTTTTGGTCGACCTCGGCAGTAACACGTTCAAAATCTACGCGTTCGCTACGTCTGACGGCGAGATCAAGGTTGAGTATGTCTAATCTGTAATGTTGTAATTGAGAATGAATAATAAACGAGACAATGAATCGATGAATCAAACACCCAAAACGGTGCGGGAATTGGGCATCATGATGACTGCACGCGACGATGTGCTAAATGAAAGGCTGGGTTCAATAAACGATAATGTGTCGCGGCTAGCGGAGTCGGTCAAACAGCTGGCTGAATCGAAAGCCGATGCCGAGGAATTGAAAGCCCTGATAGCTCGCGTAGAATTGATGCAAGGCAATTATTTGTCCAAGAGCGAAGCTAAGATTGGCGCTGGCGTAATGACGGCAGTAATTACCGTGATTGGCTTTATGGTCGATTTGATTGTGAGAGTCGTGAATAAACCGTAAACAGGAGACAATGATGGCAGTCAGGCAAATCTATAATCCAAATATCAATATCGGAGCTCAGAGCGGGTGGTGCTTACAGTATGTAGATGACGCGATTAACTCACTAACTCGCTCACCAAATGCTCAAACAGCGTACTTAAATGAATTAAACGCGGGTCGAATAAATACTGGACACGCACCTGTTGGTATTTGGGTGGTAGGATTTTTGGGATTTTCGAGAGGTCAGTATACAGAAGATGGACATGTGTTCTTAATGCGGAAGCGTGAGGATGGTTCAATCGAAATCCACGACAGTGAAGTTCACAGTGGAGCGCGAGGGATTTATAACAGTATTGAAGAGCTTATGAATTGGATGGGGAATTATGCACCTGACTACCTCGGATATTCGTATTGTTGCGACGGCAGATGTATTGCTGAAGATTACGACGAAACTCAGCCGACAGATAGGAAAATGGAAGAAGACGGCAACGCTCGCGACGAAGCCAACACGAATTCAGCTATTTTTCAGGAATTGGAAAAAGGCGATGTCATTGCGATGAAAGGTTATGTTACGAATGGTCAATCGGTCGCTGGAGATACAGTCTGGTATGTTACCGCTCGTAGCGGAAAATATATGAGCCGTCAATTATTCGAGGACAAGGACTTACACGACTTGCCAGACCTGACACCTCAACCAAAGCCAGAAGAACCGCAAGAAGACTACAGCAAGATTATACTAGACGTTTCAAATCATCAAGACGACGCTATTGTAAATCATTTACATAAGTTTGCTGGTGTTATTCTCAAAGCTGGTCATGTCGGTCAGTCATTCGGAGGCGACGCTAACAAGATTGACCCGAAACTGGTCAAGTTCGCTAAAGCTGCAGGAGACAAGCTACTAGGCATTTACTGGTTACCGTATTTTTCAACCGAAGAAGAAGCAAAGGCTGAAGCAGAGCGTTTTGTTGAAGCTCAAAAGCTTGTCAACGCACCTCTGTTATTCGTCGACTTAGAGCCAGATTTTGAAGGCACACTCGAGCAATTGAAGCTATTTAAGAACCTAGTCTTGCAGAAGACAGGTAAGCAAGTCTTTACTTACGGTGGTGAAGCTATTATCCAGAAACTAGGCTTGGAACGCGTGGATTGGTACCCGAATTACGGCACGAAAGACAATTACGCACACGGCTCGCTTATTCATCAGTTTACAGAAAGCGGAAAGGTTGACGGATTTAACTTGGACTTTTCAACGTCGAAAATATCTACTGACGAATTAAAAGCAATGAGTAAACCTCAACAATCTGAGACACCTGAAATAAAGCCTGAAGCTAAGCCTGAAATAAAACCAGAGCCAAAACCTGAAGTAAAGACCGAAAAACCGACTAAAAGCTTACTACAGCTAATTATCGATTTTCTAATAAGTCTATTTAAGAAATAAGGAGAAGATATGAAATCACTAGAAGCATTAAAGAATATCAACTATAAAGACGTAGCTATTCGCGCTGGATGGACATTCTTACAGACGTTTATCGCGACATTTTTGTTGGCAGGCGTAAACTTAGTAAACTTGCTATTCGCTGCGAGCTGGCACGAATTATACGCTCTGACAATGGCTACTGCATTGTCTGCAATTGCGGCTGGATTATCCGCAGCTAAGACTATTATTCTAGACTTAGTACGACAGATGAAAGAAGCTGTTGAGTAATTCGGAAATCCCGAACAACTGAAAAACTCTATACTCGACAAAGCTACTGTGTTTCCAATCCTGGTAGCTTTTTTATATGAGGCAGATTATCTTTATCTGTGGAAAACTATAAAAAGTCCATAAAATGCACGCGAAATGCTTGCATTATGCAAGCAACTTTGCTATAATTAAGACAGTCAAGCGAGGCACATTAACAATCAGAGGATATAGCAGTGAAACAAATTACAATCAAAGCTTTTATCGGAAGCAATAACAAGACTAAACAACTTGAGGTCGACAAGATAATATCAACCGTAAACGCTAATCACGAAGCTTTCACTCTCGACTATCCAGTCATCGGGTACTGGAGAGGTGAAGCAGAGGAAACGGCAGTACTCTATCTATCAGACGAACGTCAAAAGGTGATGAACACGCTCAACGAATTAAAAGAGGTGTTAGACCAGGAAGCGATCGCCTACCAAATAGAGAATGACTTACAACTAATATAAAACTAACGCCTCGCTTGGCGCTAGGGTATCCTCATAAAAAAAGGAGGCGAATATGCCAATAGTAAATCGAATTGTAAAAAAGGATGGCAAGATCATCAAGACCAAGGTTGACGTGCCTACGCCAGTTTACAACGTCAGAATTAAACAGGAAGTGTATGAACGACTTGTGGTTCTTGCTGCTGAAAACGGTCGTAGTGTAACTGGTGAGATAAACTACCGGCTTGAGCAATCGCTTAAAAAGTAGTATGATGGCTGAGCGATTGTTGTAATTTGCAGTCGCTGCTATATAGACACCTCATTTTCGAGGTGTCTTTTTTTGACTGCTAATTCGACTGCTCGCCAATCGCAATCCAATTTACATAATACGTCCCTAAAAGTTGGGTGCCGTCGAATCTACGGCATCTGGCTGTAAATGAGGTGTTCGTAACGCCTACCGCACTAAAAGCACAGCCGCCCCAGGACGAATTTGGTGTATCCGTCCAACCCTCACCAGGTAGACCATAGCCACCAAAAGAGCAAACTACAGTAGGAATTGTTTTGAATTGTTTTGGAAAAGCGATTTGAATAGTGCCTTCAATCGCTTGAGCGGGCACGTTGAGCATCGCTACGCCGTGTTGAGTAATTGAGCTTGATGATTTGCTGGCGTTGTTTCTTTTTGATTGGACAAAATCAGACCATTTTATGTGTCGTGGTAGGACTATATCATTGCCAAGTGCGGCAGAGCCAATCACACCATTCTTGAACATTTCACCTCTGTTTATACGTCCGTCAGCCAGCGTGGCTGGATTACGCCTATCGGTGATAACAG